GCGCGGTTCACGAACGCGCCGACGGAGCGGATCTCGAACTCGCGGCGGGGGCCGCCGCCGGCCACGCCGGGGTTGCGGCTGATGCCGTAGTCGAACTGCGCGCAGTCGCGCAGGTTCCGGTACTCGAGGACGTTCGAGATGTTGGCCTGGGGGAAAGGCACGCGGTCGGTGCGGGCGATGATCGTGCCCGGGGGCAGCGAGGTGTGGACCTCGATCGGGACGGTCACACCGCCGGCCGGGGCGTTGACGATCTCGCCGACCCGGCCACCCGCGGTCACGCTGATGCGGCCGCTCGAGTCGGTGTTGAGGAACGTGGTCGACGCGGACGACGACAGGACCAGGTTCGCGATCTCCTGGGCCTGCGCGGCGTTCATCATCAGGGCCGTCGGGGACGCCTTGATCTGGTTCCACAGGGACAGGAAGATGTAGTTTTCGATCTCCTGGACCTGGCCGCCGGCGAAGGTCAGCGCGGCGCCGTCGAGGCTCTTGAACGTCGACGGGTTCGCGGTGCCGGTGCCCGGGGTGACCCACTGGCCGTTGCCGTTGTAGTCGCCGGCGAGCGAGGCCATGAAGCCGTCGTAGTCGTTGGCGTTGGCGCTTCCGTTGTCGGCCGCGGCGTTGAACGTCGGCTTCGTGTTCGCGGCGCCCTTCCACGAGGTGGTCAGGTCCGGGACGGCCGTGCCGGTCGGCAGCGCCTGGTCGACGGCGATCACCTTGTTGAAGGTGACGGTGTTGACCGTGGTGGTGGTGTAGTAGTACCAGGTCGAGCCGTTCGCCGACTGGAACCAGTCGTAGGCGACCGCGCCGCGGACGGCGGGGGTCGAGGCGTTCAGGGAGTTCGTCGCGCCCGACGCGAACGTGGTCGAAGCCGAGTTGCCCTGGCTGTTGCCCGACCCGTAGTAGTAGCCGGAGCCGGTGCGGGCCGCGACGCCGACGTACACGGTGGTCGCGCCGATGGTGCCGCCGGACGCCACCTGGGCGATGGTCGGGGCCGCCGGGCGGGCGAGCGCGAAGGACTGGCCGCCGAGGAGCTTGCGGTCGTCGCCGATGAGCACCTGGTTCAGGGTCTGGAACGTCGCGACCTGGAACGGGTCGGCGTAGCCGGTGCCGAGGTCGAACGCGTCCTGGGTGACCAGGCCGGCGAGGCCGGTCGGCTTGTATCGAGCCTGGAAGTCCTGCTCCTGGAACACGACTTCGTTGGCCGCGTAGTCGAAGCCCATGGAGGGGTCGGGCTGCGCGGCGGTCGTGTCCATGATCGCGCGCCACACCGCGTAGGGGTTACCGTCCGAGCTCTTGACGCGGGAGACGATGTCGCGGAACGGGGTGACGACCGGGATCAGCGAGACCAGGGGGGACAGGTCGTAGCTGTAGACGCCGGTGCTGGTGAGGATGCCGGTCGTCTGAGCCTTGGAGATCGCGGCCAGCGTCTCCTCGGTGACGTTTTCGAGCGGAGCGCTCAAGGGGTGCCTCCTGGGCATGCAAAAACCCCCGACGCGGTCCGCGTTCGGGGGTTCGGGGGTTCGGGGAGTGGGTGAGGAAGGTGCGGCGGTTAGGCGCCGCGGTGGATCGCCTTGAGCGCTTCGATCGCGGCCGACTGCATCTCCACAGCGGCGGCGTTCTGCTCGGGGGCACTACCGGCGTACATGGTTCGCTTCAGCTCTCGGGCCTTAGCCATGTCGACCGGGGGCGCTCCCATGTCCTGGCCGCGCATCAGGTGCGCGGGCGGGGTCGCTCCGTTGGCGAAAACACCGGGCTGGGCGGGCTGCTCCTCCAGCGCCACAACCTGGCCCTTGAGCGTCTCGACGAGTTCCGCCAGTTCCACGATGGCCTCACCCTGCGTGGTGAGCTGTGCCGTGTGGCCGGCGCTCTGTTCGCCGACGATGCTCTTGACCAGCTCCGTGAGGCGGCTGCTCTTGAGAATGTCGTCCGAGTCGGTGTCGGTGGTCTTGGTGACGTCGTCGCCGGTGGCGGTGTCGTCGGTGGTGGCGTCGGCCTCCTTGGCGACGTCCTCGTCCGCGGGGGTACCGACGGCGTCGGCCGGGGCCGGCGCCAGGTCGTCCGCGGCGGCCTCCGGAGCGGCCTCCGCAGCAGCGGGGGCCTCCTCGGAGGTGTCTTCGGTGGCGTCGGCCCCGGAGATCGGGGTGATCTCGCCGGGGTCCACGATGCCGACGAGCTTGCCCTTGGCGTCGTACACGGCGACCATCGGCGGCTTGCCCTCGCCGTCGGCCTTGCCGACCGGCTCGACGGTCGCGGGCTCGATCTCGGGGGTCTCCGGCATGTCGGTCTCCTTCTTGGCGACCGGAAGGCCGCTTTCCTGGGTGTCGGGGGCGGCCGGCAGGCTGGCGAGAACCTTCTGGAGGGACTCGACCGCGGACCGGATCGCCTGCTCGTTCGCGGAGGACAGGGACCGGCCGGCCTTCCGTACCTGCCCGAGGGACTCGATGACCTCCAGCGGATCGAGCAGCCCGGTGAGGGCCTTCCCGACCGCCTCCAGATCGGCGGTGCCCTGGATGACCTCGGCCTCCTCGTCCACCGCGAACGGCGCGAGCACCGATATGGCGTAGTCGATGGCGCAGGCCGCATCGTCGAGGTTGAGGGCGCTGTCGAAGTCGTCGGGGTCACCCCCGGCGGCCTCCAGCAGCTCCCGGTCGGCCATCACCCCGAGCGCCGACTTCGCCCGGGACAGAATCGACGTCCACTTGCGGGCGGTGGCCGCGTCAACGGCCTCCCAGGCGGGGCTGCCGGGGGTGTTGACGTCGCCGGGGGCGTCCTCGGCGGGCTCGGCCAGGACCACGGTCGGGTCGAGGTCTTCGGGGGTGGCCATGGCCGCTTCCTTCACGATGCTGGGGTCGGCGGCCGGCCGGCCGACGGACTTGGCGATGAGGCGGGCGAACGTCTCGGCGTCGGGGAGTCCGTCGATCCGGAGCGTCATGTGGGTGTCGCCGGCCGGTTCGGGCTTGGGGTCGGCGGCCTTGCCGATGAGGCCGCGGACGATGTCCGGGTTGATGAGGCCGGCGGGGCTTCCGTCGGCCGCCTTGGCGATGAGGAAACTCGTACCGTTCGCGGCCTTGTCGACCAGGTCGACGCGGGGAATGGTCGCGTCCACCAGCTCGGTGAACTCGCCGTCGGGGGGTGTGGGCATCAGCTACTCCGGGGGGAGATGCGGCGCGCCGAACCCTGCGGGGACCAGCCGGTGACGCGCCCGGATTTGTAGAGCTGCCAGGCGTGTTCGTCGAGGATCGCCCCGACGAGCCAATCGCCCGACTTGACGACGACGTCGCCGAGGTCCCAGTCCGGGCCGCGGTAGATGTAGCTCTCGACGACCGTGGCCGCCCCCGTCGTGCCGTCGGCGTGGAAGAGGCCCACCTCGGCGCCGTTGGGGAGGTATCCCCACGCCGCTTTCTCCAGCTCCTCGGCGCTGAAGTAGTCGCGGCCGCCGTCCGCGCCCCGCTTGATCATGGGGTCGGGGCCGGCCTGGTAGGCGACGCCGAGCACGTAGCGCTGTTCGTCGGGCATCAGGCTCCTCCTGTCACGGGTACGAGGGCGCAGCGGCACCAGGGGTGTCCGGGCGGCGAGGTGTGCCCGGAGGGGAAGGTGTCGCCGGGGCGACGGGGGCCGGCGTCTTGGTTGGTCTGGCAGATCGGGCAGACGCGGCCGTCGCCCGCGCTGTCCCACTCGATGCGCTCGATACCGTTCGCCAGGTAGGTGCCGAGGCTGGCCTGGGACACGGCCCGGCACAGCTCGGTCGTGGCGATCATCTCGGCGCGGGTGCTGTCGCTGAGGAGGCCCTCGATCGCCGCGGCGATGGTGGTGGGGCTGTCGCCGCGCTCGGCGCCTTCGGCCAGCAGCCGGCCCAGGGCGTTCAGGCGGGTGCTGGCGATGGAGCGGATGGTCACCCCGCTCTCGTTCAGCAGGCTGTCCAGGCCCGCTCCGTCGCCCTTGGGGCCGAGGAGGAGGCGGGCTGCTTGCGCGTCGCCCGGTTCCCACCCGGCCCAGTCGATGCCGGCCGCGACCGCGCCGCTGGCTTCAGCGACGGCGGCCTCGGCGGCTACGACACCGATGACGTAGCCGTCGGTGTAGACACCGGCGATGGTGTCCTCCAGGGCGGCGGTCAGTTCGGGGGCGTGCTGCTCCAGCCACTGGCGGGCCTGTGCGTTGAGTTCACGCAGCCGGTCGGCCTTCCGCCCGTCGGTGGGCTGTGCGGCCGCGGACAGCCACGCCTTGGCCAGCTGGCGGGGGTTGAGGGCGCCGCGGAGGGCGGCGGCTATCCGGGGTGCCCAGTGGCGGACGGCCTTGAGGTCCATCCGCCATCCGAGCCACCGTTCGGCCGCGCCTTCTTCAGCGCCCTCACCTTTTGGGTGGGCCGCCTTGATGAGGTGCTGCATCTTCTCGGTGACGGACTCGCCGTCGGTGTGACCGTGGGAGCCGTCGGTGTGCTGCCACCCGTCGAGTTCGTCGTACTGGACGGGCATGCCGCACGGGCATACGCCGTCGTCGTCGGCGATCGGGGCGCCGAACGCCTCGAGGACGATGTCGAGGTCAGCCCGGAGTTCGGGGCGGACGACGGTGTTACCGCGTAGCTGCTCGGGGTCCCACCATGCGACGGCTTCGACCTGGTCGCCGTCGGGGTCGTCGGGGTTGTTCACCTGGTCGCGTCGGGTGAGGTCGAGGACGCTCTCCGAGCCGACGGTGTAGACGTAGCCGGCGTAAATGCCGGACACCCACGCCGGGTCGGCGGACGCCAACTCGGCCATGCCGTCGGGGTCGAACGGGAGGATGAAGCGGGTTTCCTCGCACCACTCGCGGACGGCGCCGGCCACCGGGCGCTCGTTGCCCTCGAGGTGGCCGCCGGGGAACTCCCACGTGCCGCCGGCCGGGTCGTCCGGGTGGAGGGCGCGCTGGAGCATGAGGACGCGGCCGGTGTCGGCGGCGCGGACGACGAGACCGGCGCATGCGATCTCGCCGGAGTCCTTGCGTATCTGTGCGCGCCCGTGCTGGTTGAGGCGGCGGCCGGCGCGCGGGTCGACGTGCCGGAACTCGAAGTCCCGCCAGGCGCCGGAGCGGCGGCGGGCCTTACGGAAGGACCGGAAGGCGGCCATCTCGCGCTTGACGAGCTCCTGGTCTGGCTCGTTGTCGCCGTCGTCGAGGTCGTAGCCGTGCAGTCCGGTGTCGCTGGTGATGCCCTCGGCGGCCGCGGGTGCGGCCTCCTTGGCGAGCTGCGCGGTGTCGTGCACGGCGGACTGGTAGGTGTCCTCAGCGGCCGATGCCGCGGCCGCTTCCGTAGTGCCCTGCGCGGGGAGGACCCCGGGCGCGGGGACGAACGGCTGCGTGGGCAGGGCCTGGTCTTCGGCCGGCGCGTACGTCTCCGGGTCGACGTGACCGCCGACGCCGTCGATGTTGAGCAGGGGGACCGGGCCGAGGCGGCTGGTGTTGAAGAAGCGGGGAGTCGGCCGGCGCGGGTCTGCGGGCAGGCCCAGCAGCTCCTCGCGGCCCTCGTCGGGGCTGGCCATGCCGGACTCGATGTAAATCTGCCACGCCTGGGCGAGGGTGAGGCGGTCTTCCTTCTCCTGCCCGGTGTCGAAGCTGAATTCCAGCGGCAGGCCGAGGTCGTGCTGGAGGAACGAGGTCAGGACGCCCTCGATGTGGCCGACCAGGGGCAGGTCACCGACGCGGTGCTGCACGTCGGCCTGCGTCTCACCGGACGACCGGTTGACGCTCTCGGTGAAGCCCATGTCGGACGGGACGATGTGGAAGGACGCGCACGTCTTCCTCATCAAGAACAGGGAGAAGGAGTCGGAGAAGTCCTTCTCGTTGGACCAGACGATGCTGCCGCCGCCAGGCATCCACTTGATCTGGTGCTTGACCGACTGGTCGCCGAGCATGAAGGCGTCCCAGTAGCCCTGGAACTCCTCGATCTGCTGCGGTGTCCACGACTCCGGCGCGCTGGCGAACGCTTCGGGGATGTTGCCCTCGGTGAACCGCTGGAGGAAGTACGCCTGGAACCGGAGATCGGTGTTGGCGTTGAGCAAGATGCTCTCGAGCGGCGCGTATCCGTAGGGGCTGTTCGCCCGCGGCCGGAACGGGGTGTACACCAGGTCGTTGCGGGTGAGCCAGTTCCACGGCAGGCCGTTGGCGTACTGGACATACGCCTCAGCGGGCGCCTCGGGGCTGTTGCCCCAGTAGTCCAGGAGCGGCGCGATCGTGGTGCCGTCGACGACCCGCAGGCCGATGACGCGGCCGCCGCGGTTCCGCAGCCGGTACAGGGTGCCGGCGTCGTACGCGAGGATGTCGTACAGCCAGGTCGCCAGCCAGGTGGAGAACGAGTTCTGCCGGTCGGGCTTGGCCAGCACCTGCATGCCGATGTCGATGGCCTCGTCGGCGTCGCCGCGGAAGCCACGGGCAGGGACGAGGGCCCAGTCCAGGGCGCGGATGGAGTCGATCCGGTGCCAGATGCACATCTGCGCCACGTCGTAGGAGTCGACCAGGCCGCGCAGGGTCTCGAAGGAGACCCGCTCGTTCGCCTTGGGCCGGGCGTTGATGTTGTACCCGGTGACGAAGTCGTGGGTGCGGGGGGTGCGGCTGTAGCCGTCGTACGGGCCGATGGGCTGGCCCGGGGAAAACGGCCGGGTCTGGGTCATCCCGGCGGTTTCTTCGGCTGCCTGCATGGCGGCCGGCGGGCGGGCACCGAACGCCTTGACGAAACGGTCGCGGAGGCTCATCGGGGGCTGTGCCTCCTATCTACGCTTCGGGCATCAGGCGCCGGTGATCCAGTGGTCGGGCAGCTGGAGGGCCGCCGGGGTCTTTTCCAGCGGCTGGGGCGTCGGGGTTCCCGGGGTGCAGTCGCAGCCGGGCAGGTTGGCCGTGTCCGGGGCCGTGCACGTGCTCTCGTGGATGAGGGCGGCCCGGTCGAGGGAGATGGCGTGCTGGGCGCACGCGTAGACGCTGCGGGTCATGCCGTCGCTGGTCGGTAGCGGCCCGAATTCGGGCGGCCCCAGGAGCGGGTCGGCCAGGAGCGTGAGCGTCGCGCGGCGTTCCTCCTCGGTCGCTACGAGGTGGGCGACCTCCGCCTCGGTGGGGCGGCGCTGCCAGTTCACGACCGCGCCATCGCCGCATGCCGCGCAGAAAGGCCCCGCGGACAGGGGGGTTGGGGTGGCCACTGCGGGTCTCCTCAGGTCAGGTGACGACGAGTTGCCCGACGGGTATGACGGGTTGTTCCGGGTTGTCGGTGATGCGGAGCCACACGGCGTACCGGCCAGGCGTGAGGGTCGGGCCGCTGCTGGCGGGCCCGACGAGGACTTGCGCCCTGTACGCGTTGGTGCCGGGTATCGGCTCGATGCCGTCCCAGCCGCCCGTGTACCAGGTGGCGGGTCGGCCGCCGACGGCCGCGAAGGCGAACTCCACGGGGTCGTCGGTGGGGTTGAAGGGCTGGCCGGCGACGGTGACGTCCACGTGGGCCTGCACGTACTGCCGGGAGTCGCGGTCGATGCTCTGCACCCGGGTCTCCCCTGCTATTCGTCGGTGTTCCAGCGGCTGCCGGTGAGCCAGGCCCGCCAGGTGGCGCCGGGCTGGCCGGCCGTCCAGCGGGTGACGGTCCCGGCGGCCGTCACGATGAGGTCGCGCACCGCGCGAGTGACATGTGCGCTCGTTGCCGCCGCGGTGGCGGCGGCCGCCGCGAGGAGGAGAACGAAGACGCGGGCGGTACTCATGGACGCCGCCCCGTGCGCCGTGGCGGTCGTGGACCGGCCGATGTTCCGGCGGAGCAGTGCGGTGGTGAGGGCGTTTGCGTGGGCGTTCAGCGCCGCCCCGCGGACCAGGGCCGCGGTCGTGGTGGCGGTCGCCGTGTGGCGCAGCGCAGCCGCCCGCAGCATCGCCACCGTCGGCGATGCTGCGGTGGCGAGGACGCGGTTTACCGCGGACTGGATCGCCGGGTGCGCGGACGCTGCGGCGGTGAACGGGCGTGCCAGCGCGCGGCGGACAGCGGCGGTGCCGGCCGCGGCGCCCGACACGGTCAGTGCGGGCCATCGGATGATGTCGCCCTCGGCGGCCGCGGTCCCCCTGGTGGTCATGCTGGCGCCGCGGGTGATGCCGGTGGTGCCGGTGCCCGCTGCGGGCAGTGTGGTGCGGGCGCCGCGGCCGAGGGCCCCGGCGGTGTGCACGCCGACGGTCAGGGTGAGGAGGGTGGTTCGGGTCCAGGTGAGCGCCCGGGCAGCGGTCGCGGTGGCCCCTAGAACGAGCTGTCGCGCCGCCTGGCGGGCCGTGGTGGCGGTTCCGGTAACTGCGGTCACCTGGGGGCGTTCCAGGCCCCTACGGAGCGAGCCAGCGGCCCCCAGGCTCGTTGGGAGGCTGGCGCCTACCGTGCGGGTCAGGGTGCCGGTGCTCGAGGCCGTCCCGGTGTGGGTGCGGCTGAGGGCCCGGCGGATGCTGCCGGCCGCGGACGCGGTGGCCGCGAGCGTGGCGGACAGGGCCCGGCCGATGGTCAGTGCGGCGCCAACCGTGCTTGTCACGGCGAGGATGAGCACGCGGAGCGTGCCGGTTGCATGGGCCGCGGTGGCGGTGGCCGCCGCGGTGAGGCGCCTGCCGATCGCTCGCATCGTCGTGGCGGACGCGGTCGCCGTCGCCGTGTAGGTACGGGCGAGCGTCGCCCGGACGGTTGCGGCCGCCGTGGAGTTGGCGGCGGTGGCGTACATGCGGGATGCGGCCCGGCTGATCGTGCCGGTGGCCGCGGCGGGGACGGTGACGAACGTGCTGGCCGCGCGCCGCAGGGTGCCGGCGGCGGCCGCGGACCCGGTCAGGGTGCGACCCACACCGCGCCTCGTTGTCACGGCCCCGGTGCTGGTGACCGTGAGGTTGAGGCCGGGGATGTAGGTGAGGAGCCCGGTGCCGTGCGCGGCCCGGGCCAGGCCGAGTTGCAGCCCGCGGGTGAGTGCTGCGCCGGCGGCGCGGGCGGTGGGGAAGGCGGCTGCGAGTGCCCGCTGCATGCTGACGCTGCCGGCGGCCCCGGCGAAAAATGGCCGGCCGGTGTCGCGGCGTAGCGTGCCGGTGCTGGTGGCCGTCGCGGGGACGGGCCGGCCGACGCCGCGGCGTAGCGTGCCGAGACCTGCGACGCCGGCCACGAACAGGAGCGTCCGCACGGTGGCGGTTGTAACGCTCCGCGCGGCCGTCGCCGTGGCGGCCAGGCGGCTGGCGATGTCGCGGCCGACTGCGGACGTCGCCGTTGCCGTCGCGCTGCGGGCGACGGAGGCGGCCCGGGTGATGCTCGTGCCGCTGGTCCCGATAGCCGTCTGGATGAGTCCGGGCCGTCGGCCCAGGCCGGCTGACGAGGCGGCCGTACCGGCGAGGCTGACCGTGCCGGCGGCGCGGACGAGGACGGCGAGGGTGGCGACGTTGCCCGCTACGTCCTGCGTCGCGGTCGGTGCGGCCGCCGCGGTGACGGCCGCGTTCCACACCACGCCGTTACCGGCGGCGGTGACGGTGTACGTGAAGCCGCTGGTGGAGCCAGCCACCACGTTGTTGCTGACGTACGCGTACCCGATGTACAGCTCTTTGCCCGCGCTCGGGGTGAGCGTGGACCAGGTGACTGACGTGGTGGCGGAGCCGGAGGTGCTGCCGCCCGTACCGTCCGCGGTCCAGGCGGTGTTGGCGAGGTTGGAGGAGAACTGTTCGGCGCACAGTTCCGTCGCCACGCCGGTGATGTCGGAGTTGAAGGCGACAGTGATCGTCGTCGGTGTCGTCGCCGTGATCGGGCCGAGCCAGATCTCTATCGTGCCGTTGACGACCGTCTGCGCCACCGACGCGATCCGGGTCCAGGCCGCGGGCCCGCCGCCGGTGACGGAGGAGACGCCGATTGCCTGGTCTGCGACGCGCACGATGAGCAGCCAGGCGTTTCCCACCACGGCGCCGGAGACGGTCAGGGTGCTGACGCCGCTACCGCGGTTCTGCTGGAGGCTGCCAACGGCGGAGATCGTCACGGGTCACCTCCCGCCGGCGGGGTCGGTCAGGAGAACGACAGCTTCGTGGTGGCCGTCAGGGTGTCGCCGTTGTTGAGGGCGAGGCCGGTGAACGAGGCGTGGACGAGGAGCGATCCGTTCGTCACGGCGGTCGAGCCGGGAGCGTTGCCGCCGGTGACCGTCGCGCCGCTGGAGTGGGTCGCGGCGGTGGAGCCGTTGACGCCGCGGGTCACGGTCCACGTGGTGGTGCCCTGACCGCCGGTCACGGTCATGACCTCGGAGTCGACCTGGATGTTGTAGTTGCCCGAGCCGGGGAAGCCCGCCGCCGAGGTGACGGTGATCGACGTGGCGCCGGTGGTGGCGATGGCCCCGGACAGTGTGGTCGCCGCGGGCTTGGACGCGGAGTCACTGAGGAACGTCTCGGTGATCGTCTGCGAGCTGGCCGAGGTGAGCGTCCCGGACACCTGGTAGGTGTCGTTCGTGCTCGTGGTGGTCACCTGGCTGCTGGTGCCGGCGACGCGGGCCTCGGTGGCTTCCTGGAACGGGGCGACGTCGGTTGCGGCGGCGGTGCCGGCGCCGATGCCCCACCCGAGGTTTTTCGGCTCGACCTGGCTCGGGGTGGCGCCGATGAGCCGGCCGGCCACGATCTCGCGGCCCTTGCTGGTGAATGCGACCGTGGTGGCCATTGCTACGTCTCCTTGCCGGCGGCGCGTGCCGCGCGTCGGTTGGCCGCTGCTGCGCGGCGGTTGAAGCGGGGCTGGCCCCACAGGCGCCACACCAGGCGGCGGAGGGGGTTGCGGTGCCAGTAGACGCCGACGCCGAGGTCAACGACCGTGCCGTCAGCGCGGGTGATGACGAAGTACGTTTCGGCGGCCCGGTGTGACGCCTTCGCGGTGTCGGTCGTGTCGGTCATGACGCCTCCCGGTTCGCGGTGTGGGCGGCGATGTGCTGGCGCCAGGGCCCCATGTCGACGGTGAGGTTGAAGACGTACTCGTCGGGTCCGTCGTCGACGCGGTGGACGTGGCCGGTGTTGAGGTGCCGGCCCGCCACCCCAACACCGGCCGGGCAGATCGGGCAGTCGATGGAGATGGGGGCGGGGGACGCCATCGCGGGGGCTCCTATTGCTGGTCCCGGAAGCGGGCGTCGCGCATGCGTTTACGGATGACGGCCGGGTCCTCCGACATCGCGGCGAACGGGTCGAGGTCGGGCACCGCCGGGGGTTCGGCCGGCGTATCCGGCTCCGTCGCGGGCTCCGGGCCGGTGCCGGCCTGCGCGGCCTCGACCTTGGCCCGGTAGTGGTTGATCCACGCGTGCGCGCCGGTCTGGTCCAGGAGCAGATAGGCCAGGGCCTGGCTGGTGGCGTCCACCTGGTCGTCGTGCGCGCCGTTTGGGAACCCGGCGGCCTCGTCGATCAGTTCCTCGGGGTCGAACAAGCTGATCTCCTGCTCTGGCAGGAACACGTTGCCGGCCTCGATGACGGGGGCAACGGCGTTGGCGCGGGCGTACTTCGATTCGGTGGGGGTGACGGCGATGATGCCGGGGATCTTGCTCTTGAGGGTGCTGATGACGGCGGTGCCGTTGGCCTTGTCCTCGACGAGCTTGCCGGTGGCCTGCGGCCAGCGGGCCACCATGCGCTGGAAGGCGGCGACGGTGTCCGTGAACGAGAGCCGCTTGCGGATCTGGTCGAGGAGGAAGACGTTGGCGCCCTTGCGGGCCCACACCTGGCCTACGACGTAGTCGCTGCTCTTGGTGTCCTTGAACGTCATGTCCCACGACATGACGAGCTGGTCGAACTCCTCGACGCGGTAGGCGTCCGGGTGGTCGGGGTGCTGGGACCACGGTGGGGTGCTGTAGCGGCGCCACCACTGGCGCTTCCACACGTCACCGGACGACGGGGTCGGGCGGCCCTGATAGAGGGCGTTCCAGGTACGGGAGCCGACGTCGTGGCGGGTGTGTTCCCAGTCCTGCGGGGTGCGGCCACGGGCCGACAGCAGGTACTCGCCGGGCGCGCGGCCGAGCGCGTCGCTCTCGCCCTTGTTGGGGTCGTGGTCGGCCATCGCGGGGATGTTGACGTGCCGCCACTCGCGGCGGACGTCCTGCGAGAGGAGCCGGCCGGCGAGGTCGTCCTGGTGCCACCGGGTGAGGACCACGATGACGCGGGTCTCGGGGCCGAATCGGGTACGGGCGGTGTCGGTCCAGAAGTCCCAGACGCGGTCGCGGTAGACCTGCGATTCGGCCTGCGCGCGGTCCTTGATGGGGTCGTCGATGATCAGGATGTCGACCGGTCTGCCGGTCAAGGCGCCGGAGACACCGACCGAGTAGACGCCGCCGGCGTGGTCCTGGATCTGCCATTCCTGCGCGGAGGCGGTGTCCCGGCGGATGGACATCCCGAACTTGTCGGGGTTGCCGATGATGTCGTTGCGGATCGCGCGGCCCCACCGGCGGGCGGTGCCCAGCTCGTACGAGGCGATGGCGATACGCAGGTCGGGGTTACGGGCCAGCAGCCACGCCGGGAACGTGCGGCTGACCCTCTGGCTTTTCCCTCCTGGGGCGGCATCGTCCAGATGAGCCGCCGGCACCGGCCGTCGGCCACGTCGGCGAGGCTCTGGTCAAGGAGGTGTAGCGCGGGGGTGAGAACGACCTTCGGGTCCAGATCCTCGGCGAGGTCGTGGGGGGTGGGGTAGCGGTCCGCGGCGGCGCTGCGGCCCTCCAGGCGGTCGGCGGCCATCGCGAGCGCGTCCTGGTCAGTGGACACCTCGGCGCCTCCTCCCGTGGCTGCTACTGGGTGAGGGCGGTGTGCAGGGTGTCCAGCACGCCGAGGATGTCGGGGATGCGCATGAAGTCCATGTGCACCTCCAGGCGGCCCTCGTCGGTGACCTTGATCTCCCATTCGCCGCCGTGGTCCTCGTCGTCCCACCAGTAGGTGCCGGGGCCGGCGGCGGCGATCCCGTCGGGTGCGTCCTCGAACCAGCCTTTGCCCATGAGTGCGTCGATGGCCTTCGCGACGGGCTCGTGCGGCATGTCCTTGAACTCGACGCTGCCGCGGGCCTGGTCGTCGATGCAGACGGTGCCCTCTCCGAGCCCCTTCTGCTCCCAGTTCATCCGCAGGTCGCAGCAGCCGGTGGGGTAGCCCATCTGTCCCAGGAAGGGGAACGCCGCTCTCGCGGCGGTGACCGCCAGATCCTGCTGTGACTTGAAGGCGCTTTCCCAGTCGTTCAGGGCGAGTTCTGCGTCTGGCTGCACGTGTTGCTCCGAGGGATGAGGGGTGGGGGTTAGACGGCCCGCAGGTGGCGGGCGGCGGCCTTACGGGCGTCGTCCGCGGCCGTGCCGGTCACGCCGGCCGCGGCGAGAGCTGCCTCCAGGGCGGACACGAGCGCGTCCGCCTGGCGCTCGGTGACCCGGGCCATGCGGTCCTCGATGTTGAGCTTGGCGATCAACCCGAGGATGTGGCCGGTACGGTCCATCGCCCGCTCGTAGAGGGCGATTTCGGCGCGCAGCTGCTCGGAGCCGGAGGCCCCTTCGTAGCGGATGCGGTCACCGAGCTGGTTGACGATGCTGCTGAGGGCTTCCTGCCAGGCGACGACCTGGCCGGCCAGGCGGGACAGGGCGGCGAACGGGTCGCCGACCGGGGTGACTTCCAGCGTGGCGAGCACCTGGCGGGCTTCAAGGTCGGCGAGTTCCGCGCGGGCCGCGGCCCGCTGGTTGCGGGTGTTGCCGCCGTGGAACTTGCACCGGCCGATACCGACGTGGTCGGTGCCGAAGCCGGCCACCAGGGAGCAGGTGTCGCCGGGGCTGCCCTGCCGTTTCTGGGCCCCGCAGCGCGGCTTGCCGTCGCCGGCATGCTCGGGGCGCAGCCCGGTCAATCCCGGCTCCGCTGGTTCAGGCGCAGGGCCCTCGTGCGGCGGTCACCGATGGACAGGACCGCGTCAACGGCCTTGAGGTCGCCCTTCATCGCGGCGGGCCACACGGCGGCCTGTAGCCGGTCGTAGCGCAGTATCTCCAGGACCCGCAGGGGGTCCATGGTGATGCCGTCGTATGTGGTGTCGGCTACCGCGGTAGCGGCGTCGATGGCGTCGACGACGTCCGGGAAGTCGAGCCGGTCGGCGATGGTGTGCCAGTCGACACCGGCGAGGCGCAGCTGGAGGGCCTGCACGGCGCGGGGGTCGTCGGTGGGTAGAACGCCGTCGGGTTCGTTCGGCACGGTCCCCCCTTCGGGTTACGCGCGGGCGTTGAAGAGGGTGTGCAGCTCGGCGCGGGCCTGCGGGTCGTGGAGGAAGACGCCGGTGTAGGAGGCGGTGACCATCACCGATCCGGGCTTGCGGGCGCCGCGCAGGGCGAGGCAGCCGTGTTCGGAGCGGATGATGCAGGCCGCGCCGTAGGACTCGAGGTGCTCGTCGAGCGCCGCGGTGACCTGCCGGGTGATCTGCTCCTGGGTCTGCAACCGCTTCGCGTACACGTCCAGCACCCTCGGGAGCTTGGACAGGCCGGCGACAGGGGCGCCGGGCTGGGGCAGGTATGCGATGTCGGCGGTGCCGCTGAAGGGCAGCATGTGGTGCTCGCACAGCGACGTGAACGGGACGCCGGTGACCGCGATGGGCTGGTCGGAGTGTTCCACGGGGAACACGCGCGCGAGGTGCCGGGCGGGGTCGTCTTCGTACCCGGCGGTGAACTCGTCCAGGGCGCGCAGCACACGGTCCGGGGTGCCGGCCAGGGCCGAACTGGCGGGGTCCAGTCCGCGGGCCTCGAACCAGGCGTTCAGGCCGGCGGTGAACTTGCGGGCGGCCGCGGCACGGGGTGAGGGGTTGAACGTCATCGTGCCCTCTCGTTCCCCCACGCATAGACGTGGAGGCGGGTGGTCAGGTTGAAGCCGGCCGCGATGGCGGGGTCGGCGATGGCGGCCAGGTGCTCGTCCAGGGCCGCGGTGTTGGTGCCTTCCGGCATGACCCACACCAGGCGGCGGGGAATGTCGAGCCGGTCGACGACCTCGGCGACCTCGGCAACGTCGGCCGCGGTGGCGCACACGAACTTGAAGGAGGCCCGGCAGGTCTCCACCAGGGCGCTCAAGGCGTCCGGGCGGATGCGGGCGTCTTCGGAGTCGCCGGCGTGCGCGAGCTTCGGGGAGACGTTGAAGCGGCTCACCCTCCACGCCGTTTCCAGGGTGGGGGCGATGGTGCCGTTCGTCTCGACCTCGACCTCTACGCCCGCGTCGGTGAGCTGGTCCAGCAGGACGAGCCAGCCGGGCCGTTTCTGGTGCAGCAGCGGCTCACCGCCCGTGATGACAACGACGCCCGGGTTGCCTTCCAGTGCCCGGGTGACGATCTCGTCGACGGGGGTCCGCTTGAGTTCGGCCCGCAGGTCGAACCGGGTCGCGTCCCAGGTGTACGGGGTGTCGCACCAGGTGCAGTGGAGGTTGCAGGCGCCGAGGCGGATGAATGCTGCGCGCCGGCCGGTGGACGGGCCCTCACCTTGGACGGTGGGCCCGAACACCTCGGCGACGACGAGGGACGGCATGCTCACGGCGCCGTCCAGGTGGCGGCGTTGACGTGGGTCTCCTGGACGTGGACACGGGTGACGCGGGCGCCGGGCGCGCGTACGAGGCCTTCCAGGGCCTTGGAGGCAACGTCCGCGAGGAGGGCGGCGACGTTCTCCACGGTGGGCCAGCCCTCGACCTCGTACACCTTGCAGCTGTGCGAGCGCAGGACGGGCAGCAGCGGGTCGATGGGGCCGAGCATGACGCCGTGGTCGAGGTGGGTGTCAATCCACTCCCGCAGCGACTTCTTGAACGGCCCGAACTCCACGACCAGGCCGCCGTCGGTCATCTCGTCGGTTTCGACGGTGGCCTCAACCCACCAGGAGTGACCGTGAAGGCTGACGCACTTGCCGGGCAGGTGCGGCAGCCGGTGGCCGGTCTCGAAATTGTGACGAACTGTCACGCCGTGCGTCATTCCAGGCGTCCTCTCATGATGATGCGGGCCAGGGTGACGCTCTGGTCTCCCGAGCCACGGGTGCCGGCGAGGGGTGTGGCCGCGTACGGCCAGACGGCCCGGGCAAGGGCGGAGTACTTGTTCGGGGCCAGGACAACGACGCGCCGGTGGTCGGCGACGCCCAGTTCCTTGGCCTGCTCGCGCAGCTGGCGGCGGGTGATGCTGCCCGGCTGTCCGAGGAGGAGGTTGTACGGCTCCAGCACCGTGTCCGGCCGGACGAGGCCGTACCTCGCGGACAGGATGAGGTAGCCGTGGGTGGGGCGGAGGGAGACCGCGGCCCGCTGGGACTGCTTGAAGAGGAGTCCGCGGTACAGGTGCCGGGCGGCCGCGGCCCGGGGCAGTTTGGCCCGGCAGCATGCCACGACGACGAGGTCAGGCGGTGTATTCGGTGGGGTCGTCGACACCGGCGTCCTCGAACGCTTCCTTGCGCTCCACGCACGTGCCGCAGGTGCCGCAGTGCTGTTCGCCGCCCTTGTAGCAGGACCAGGACAGGTGCAGCGGGGCGTCCAGCGCGGCCGCGTGCCCGGCGATCCACGTCTTGGAGCGGTAGACGAACGGGGCCTCGATACGGGGCGTGTCGAAGCCCGTCAGGGCCCACGCGACGCACTCGCGCAGCGCGTCCAGGAACTCCGGCCGGCAGTCGGGGTAGACGGCGTGGTCGCCGGCGTGGATGCCGAGGGCGACGAGCTCGGCGCCGCGCGCGGACGCGATACCGACGGCGACGTTCGCCATGATCGCGTTGCGGTTGGGGACGACCGTGACCCGCATGGACTCCTCGGCGTAGTGCCCGTCCGGTACGGCCACGGCGGCGTCGGTGAGGGCAGAGCCGGGCATGAGCGCGCCGACGCCGGCGAGGTCGACGACGTGGTGCTCGGCGTCGAAATGCCCGGCGACTAGGCGCGCGGAGGTGAGCTCACGCGTGTGCCGCTGGCCGTAGTTGAACGACAGGAGCAGCAGGTCGTAGCCCTTGGCGTCGTAGTGGGCGGCCAGGGTGGTGGAGTCCATGCCGCCGGAGAAGGCGAGTACGGCGAGGGGGCGCGTCATGAGGGGGTGCTGTCCTTCCGTGCGGCTACGCCGGTGTCCGCGGCGATGGCCTTCGCGATCTTGTGGAGGTGCTTGGGGTTGGCCTCGGCGAGGTACAGCTGGGTGCCCTCGCCGCCGTCCTCGCGGGCGATGACCTTCGCGGCCTTGTGGAGGTTCACCTGTGCGGTCTCGGCGAGGTACATGTGCGTGCCGCGGTTCTCCTCGTCGCGGAGGATCTGCGCGGCCTTGGTGAGCTGGGAGTGCGCACCGTCCGCCAGGTACAGGGCGGTGCCGGGGCGTTCCCAGCCGGGCGGGGCCGGGACCTTGTGCCGGCGGATCAGCCATTGCCCGAGCCGGTGATAGGCGACTGCGGGGGCGCCGCGCATCATGAGGTCTTCGCGGTCGTACTGCTCGCGGGTGCGCTGTTTGATCATGGCGAACCCGGGGCGGCCGACGAGGGCGGGGTCGGCGCCGTGGGAGCGCAGCAGCGCGGCGTGCTTGCGTGCCTGGTCCGGCTTGGATACCTGGACGGTGACCAGCTTGGCGCGGCGCTCGTCCCACAGGCTGATCTGCCCGTACCGGGAGCCGGAGCCCCAGGCGGAGGAGTCGACCGAGTAGAACGGCAGGGCGGCGATGGTGGCGAAGCGGGTCTGTCCGAAGCCGTGGAAGACCGTCCCGTACTCGCGGGCGATCTTGAAGCACTGCACCAGCCACCGCAGGACCGCGTCAGGCTTCTTGGCGTGGGGGACCATGCCGCCGAGGGCGATGTACCGGTACTCCTTGCACAGTTCGTGCAGCCGCTCCCACGGTGAGCCGACGTGGAACACGGGCAGCACCGGCAGCCCCTGCTCCTCCAGGGCCAGGGTGTTGCGGTGGGTGGCGACGGGGTCGCCGATGACGTCGAGCGTCGCCGAGGTGGTGAGGACGCCGCGCCACTGGTGGAGCCATGCCGCGTAGTCGGCGCGCTTGATGGTCGCGCCGAGGGTGGCGGCGGAGAAGGCGCCGGAGTCGGCGAACACCTCGCACGGGCCGCCGTAGGCGTCGACGATGGCCTGAAGGTCGCTGTCCTTGTGGTAGTGGAACGACACCAGGAACCGGAACGTCACGCTGCCTCCTTTGCCAGGAGCCGCAGCGGGTCCATGTCGGATCGGTGGGTGCCGGCGAGCGCGAGGTAGACCTTCGTGCCGGTGTCGGCGTGGTGGGGCAGCGGTGGGGCGGCGACGCGGTGCCGGGCGGTCAGGGACTGCTCCATGAACCCGTACGCGCGGGCGGAGGAGCCGGTGAGTGCGGTCCGGTCGTCGTGGTGGGTGGGGGTGCCGGAGCGCATGAAGCCCGGCTCGAGGACGCGGCTGGCTGGCAGGCCGTGCCGGCGGAACAGGTCGGCGCGCGGGCGTACTTCGGTGGGGTTGCGGAAGAAGACGGAGTGCATCTTCAGGTTCCGGGCGTCCCACAGGTACACCAGGCCGAAGCGCTGCCCCATCGTGTACGAGCTGGAGTCGACCGAGTAGAACGGCAGCGTGCGGATGAGGTTCGGCGAGGTGAGGCCGAACCCGTGGAAGACGGTGCCGTGCTCGCGGGCGATGAGGAACGCCTTGACCAGCCACTTCATCAGCACGTTCTGCTTCGCAGCGCCGACCGCGTGGAGGGCCAGGCCGCCGAGTGCGACGTAGGGGTGCTCGGCGCACAGGCGCTCGAGGACCCGCCAGGGTTCCCCGGTGTGGAAGACCGGCAGCGGGTCACACCCTGCGTCCTGGAGCCGGGCCAGGTTCGCCGCGGTGCCCTGGTGGTCGCCGATGACGTCCAAGTTGGACTGCACGGACCACAGGGGCGCCCACTGCTTCAACCACGCCGCGTAGTCGGTGAGCTTGATGGTGGCGCCGGTGGTGGCCGCCGAGTAGGCGCCGGAGTCCGCGAACAGGTCGACGTCCGCGCCGAGGTCGTCCACCAGCTGCGCGAGGTCGGTGTCCCGGTGGTAGTGGTAGGACACCAGGACCCGCATCGTCACAGCAGGGACCGCAGCTTGTTC